ATGGCGCAGGGTGAGGCGACGCGGGTGACCAATGCCGTCGAGCGGCTGGATGCGGCTGCGGTCTGGCTGGTGGCGGAAGGCATCGCCATGGAGCGTTCGGACGGGGCGGCGGCGCTGAAATCGGCGCTGATCGCGGGGCCGAAGGTGAATCTGTGGGTGACGCCGCAGGTCGATCCCGACAAGGGGCTGGCGGCCTTCCGCATCAAGGCGGCGGGCGTCGGGCTGGATCTGCAGCTGGTGCAGGCGGCGCAGGCGGCGGACGGGCGCATCTATGAGCAATGGGTGGGGCATCTGTCCTCGGAAGACTGGGTCGAGGGCGCCCCGCGCAACATGGGCTGCCGGTTCTATCTGGCGCTTCGGCTTGGCCGACCGGGGGAGCGGCGGCAGGTGCTGCGCGGCGCGCTGAGCTATCGGGAGGCCTTTGCGCAGGCGCCGGTGGCCTTTCCGGTCAATGACCCGGCGGTGCTGTTCCGGCTGCAGGCCTGGGATCATGCGCCCTGTTTCGAGGGCAGCAATGTGCCCGCCGACCGGATCGGGCCGGATGGCAAGGGCGGTTATCTGCGGCTGGGCGCGGTGATGCCGCCGCTGTTCCTGCGGGCGGTGACGGGCGACCGTGCCGGGGTGAGCGCGCTGCTGGATCAGGGCGCTCCGGTCGATCAGCCGGGTACCGACGGCGCGACGCCTGCGCTGGGGGCGGCGCTGGTCGATGACTGGACGACGGTCCGCCTGCTGCTGGAGCGTGGCGCCAGTCCGATGGCGGCGGATGTCCACGGCCACAGCCTGCCCTGGCTGGTGGCGCAGGCGCCCGCCGGGCGGGGCAGCCGCGACGAAGAAGGGCTGGCGGCGGTGCGGGGGCTGCTGAACGACCGGGCGCTGCTGGAAAAGATCCACGAGCCGGTCGAGGTGCGCTTTCTGGTGGTCGAGGGGCGCTGGCCGCCGGTTTAACGCAGCGCGCGCACAACCCCGCGCTGAAATTTGACTTTTGGCGCGCTGCAGGGTAGATTTCAGGCACACTGGAAGAGGTGTGACAACGGCTCGGGGCATTCCCCCGCAGCCGTTTTTTCATTTCGCCAGCTTCGGGCCGGGGGGATACCGGGCAAGAGGGGCGGATCAGGCAGGACATGACGCTGAATTTCTCCGTTGGGGAAGGCGCGCCGGATGAGGTTCTGGCGCAAACGGAAGAGTGGTTGACCGAAGCGGCGCAGGAGATCGCGCTGAGCCTCAGGGCGCTCAGGCAGGGCGATCTGGCACGGGCGGAAGAGGCGAAGAAGCACATCGGCAATCTTCGCTCCGCGATGGGTCTTTATATCGACGAAAGGAACCGGGTTGAAAAACTCCGCAAGCAGATTGTCGGGGCTGTCGGAGCCTGCGGCCTCGACCTTGACGCCGCGCGCGATGAAATCGGGCGCAGGCTGGCTCGCCTCCGCGACGCCGGAGCAGGTGGATGAATTTCTGGGGGGGCTGAGCGACAATGCGCTGCTGGCGCTGCCCTGGATCTTCGAGTTCTGGGCGCTGCCGCATCAGCTGCCGCCCGAGGGGGCGTGGAAAACCTGGGTGATCCTGGGCGGGCGCGGCGCGGGCAAGACGCGGGCCGGGGCCGAATGGGTGCGCGCGCAGGTCGAGGGGGCGACACCCGAGGCGCCGGGCCTTGCGCGCCGGGTGGCGTTGGTCGGCGAGACGGTCGATCAGGTGCGCGAGGTGATGATCATGGGCGACAGCGGGATCCTCGCCTGCTCGCCCCCCGACCGCCGCCCGGTGTGGGAGGCCGGGCGCAAGAGGCTGGTCTGGCCGAACGGGGCGGTGGCGCAGGTGTTCTCGGCCTTCGACCCCGACAGCCTGCGCGGGCCGCAGTTCGATGCCGCCTGGGTCGATGAGCTGGCGAAATGGCCGAAGGCGCAGGAGGCCTGGGACCAGCTGCAGTTTGCGCTGCGGCTGGGGGACAATCCGCGTCAGGTGGTGACGACGACGCCCGCCAATGTGGCGGTGCTGAAATCGGTGCTGAAGAACCCCTCGACGGTGATGACCCATGCCCCGACCGAGGCCAACAAGGCCAATCTGGCGGCGAGCTTCCTGATCGAGGTGCAGGCGCGCTTTGGCGGCACGCGGAAGGGGCGGCAGGAGCTGGAGGGGCTGCTGATCGACGAGGCGGAGGGGGCGCTGTGGACGACGGCGCTGCTGGACCGGGCGCGCGCCGAGCGGCTGCCGGTCTTTGACCGCGTGGTTGTGGCGGTCGATCCGGCGGTCTCGGGGCGGGCGGACGGCGACGAATGCGGCATCGTGGTGGTGGGGGCGGTGACGCAGGGCCCGCCGCAGGACTGGCGCGCGGTCGTGCTGGAGGATGCGACGGTGGCGGGTGCCTCGCCCGAGACCTGGGCGCGCGCGGCGCTGGCGGCGATGGACCGCCACAGGGCGCAGCGGATGGTGGCCGAGGTCAATCAGGGCGGGCGGCTGGTGGAATCGGTGATCCGCAGCAAGGATGCGCTGGTGCCGCTGAAGCTGGTCCATGCCACGCAGGGCAAGGCCGCGCGGGCCGAGCCGGTGGCGGCGCTGTACGAACAGGGGCGGGTCGCCCATGTGCGCGGGCTGCATGCACTGGAAGAGCAGATGTGCCGGATGACGGCGCAGGGCTATCAGGGGACGGGCAGTCCCGACCGGGTCGATGCACTGGTCTGGGCGCTGACGGAACTGCTGCTCGAGCCCGCGCGCGGCTGGCGCGCACCGCAGGTGCGGGGGCTCTGACCCGCCGCAAGGGCGGGGGTTCCCCGGCCCTCCGGAGTATCCGGGTCGGGATGACCGGGGGGCGTTGCGGCGGGGACGGGGCAGCGCGCGGTGGGGAAGGCGGTTCTTAGCTTTCCCGCTCTAGGGTGTCCTCAATCAAGAACGGCGGGCAAGAACGGCGGGCAAGAACGGCGGGGGCGCGGATGGCGGCTCCGGGCCGGGTGCGGCTTGCCGGTTGGATGGAGAAAAGCGGATGTTCGACTTCCTGAAACGCGGCGAGGCGAAGCTGCCCGAGCAGAAGGCCTCGGCCACCGGGCGGGTGATCGCCTGGGGTTCGGCGGGGCGCGTGGCCTGGAGCCCGCGCGATGCGGTCTCGCTGGCGCGGTCGGGGTTTCAGGGCAATCCGATCGGCTTTCGGGCGGTGCGGCTGATCTCCGAAGCGGCGGCGGCGCTGCCGCTGATCCTGCAGGACCACGAGCGGCGCTATGAGCAGCATCCGGTGCTGGATCTGATCCGTCGTCCGAACGGCGCGCAGGGCCGGGCCGAGCTGTTCGAGGCGGTCTATGGCCACCTTCTGCTGTCCGGCAATGCCTATCTAGAGGCCGTCCCCGGCACGGGTGCGCTGCCCGGTGAGCTGCATGTGCTGCGCGCCGACCGCATGGCGCTGGTGCCGGGGGCGGATGGCTGGCCGGTGGCCTATGACTATACGGTCAGCGGCCGCAGCCATCGGTTCGACATGACGGGCGAGGTGCCGCCGGTCTGCCACATCCGCACCTTCCACCCGCAGGATGACCATTACGGCTTTTCCGCCCTGCAGGCGGCGGCGGTGGCGATTGACGTGCATTCGAGCGCAAGCGCCTGGTCGAAGGCGCTGCTGGACAACGCGGCCAGGCCCTCGGGCGCCATTGTTTACAAGGGCGCGGACGGGCAGGGGCAGCTGACCCCCGATCAGTACGATCGTCTTGTCGGCGAGATGGAGATGCACCATCAGGGCGCGCGCAATGCCGGGCGGCCGATGCTGCTGGAGGGGGGGCTTGACTGGAAGCCGATGGGCTTTTCGCCCTCGGACATGGAGTTCCAGAAGACCAAGGAGGCGGCGGCGCGCGAGATTGCCATCGCCTTCGGCGTGCCGCCGATGCTGATGGGCATTCCGGGCGATGCGACCTATGCGAATTATCAGGAGGCCAACCGGGCGTTCTACCGGCTGACCGTGCTGCCGCTGGTGGCGCGAGTGACGGCGGCGGTCAGCCACTGGCTGTCGGCCTTCTCGGGCGAGGCGGTCGAGCTGCGGCCCGACCTGGACCAGATTCCGGCGCTGGCGGCCGAGCGCGACCAGCAATGGGCACGGGTGGGCGCCGCCGATTTCCTGACCGCAAGCGAGAAGCGGGTCCTCCTGGGCCTGCCGCGACTGGCGGAGGAGGAATGAGCGTGCGGCGGCCCGCCGGGGCGGGGTCGCGCTTTCTCTACGACAGTTTCGACGCGGCGCAGGCGCGGATCGAGGCGAACGAACGGGTCGCCGAAGAGCGCTGGACCGCGCTGGACTGGCGGCTGGCGCAGATCGACGCGGTGCTGGAGCGGCTGGAAAAGCGCATCTGGCTGGGGGTTTACGGGGTGGCGGCCTTCCTGCTGACGCAGGGCGCGCAGGCGCTGGTCCAGATGGCGATGAGGTAGGCGATGGACGGATGGAACGGTGGCGCGCCCGAGCGCAAGGGGCTGACGGGCGGGAACGGGCTGACGATGCGCGACGGTCATGTGATCGAGGGCTACGCCAGCCTGTTCGGCAAATGCGATCAGGGGGGCGACGTGGTGCAGCCGGGCGCCTATGCCGCCAGTCTGAAGCGGCTGGCGGCGGCGGGGCGGGCGGTCAGGATGCTCTGGCAGCACGACCCGGCCCAGCCGATCGGCCTGTGGGACGAGGTGCGCGAGGATGCCAAGGGCCTCTGGGTCAGGGGCCGCATCCTGACCGGGATCGAGAAGGGGCGCGAGGCGGCGGAACTGCTGGCGGCGGGGGCGATTGACGGGCTGTCGATCGGCTACCGCACGCTGCGGGCCGAGCGCGACGGCAAGGGGCGGCGCCTCTTGCGGGAGCTGGAGCTTTGGGAAGTGTCGCTGGTGACCTTTCCGATGCTTCCCGAGGCGCGGGTCGCGGCCAAGGCGGATCGCCTTGACGCCGGGGTCTGGCGCGGTCTGGCGCAGGTGGTCGAGACCGCCCGCCGGGAATGGGCCGGGCGCGGATAGCCGCCGCCCTCAATCACCAGAGCAAAGGAACCACAGATGACCGAGACGACCTCTCGGGCCGGAGAGGAACCGGCCCTGGAAGCGGGGATGGATACGAAGGCCGCGATCTCCGCCTTCACCAACGCTTTCAATGGCTTCCAGACGGAAGTGAAGAAATCGCTGCAACATCAGGAAGAGCGACTGACCATGCTGAGCACCAAGACCTATGCCCGTCCCGCCCTGTCGGGCGCAGCCGAGCGCGACGTTCCCCACAAGAAGGCCTTCGGCGCCTATCTGCGTTCGGGCGATGATGACGGGCTGCGCGGCCTGACGCTGGAGGGCAAGGCGATGTCCACCGCCGTGGCGGCGGACGGCGGCTATCTGGTCGATCCGCAGACCGCCGAGACCATCCGCTCGATGCTGGTCTCGACCTCGTCGCTGCGGGCGATTGCCAATCTGGTGCAGGTCGATGCCGTGTCGTTCGACGTGCTGATCGACCGCAGCGAGGTCGGCTCGGGCTGGGCGACCGAGGCTTCGGCGCAGACCGAGACCGCGACGCCCGCGCTGGAGCGCATCTCGATCAAGCTGAACGAACTCAGCGCCATGCCGAAGGCCAGCCAGCGCCTGCTGGACGACAGCGCCTTTGACGTGGAGGGCTGGCTGGCCGGCAAGATCGCCACGCGCTTCATCCGCGCCGAGGCGGCGGCCTTCGTCTCGGGCGACGGGGTGGACAAGCCCAAGGGCTTTCTGCTGCCCGCCAAGGTGGCGAATGCAAGCTGGACCTGGGGGAGCCTGGGCTATGTGCCCTCGGGCGCCGCGGCGGATTTCGCCACGACCAATGCCAGCGACTGCATCGTCAATCTGGTCTATGCGCTGGGGGCCGATTACCGCGCCAACGGCACTTTCGTGATGAATTCGAAGACGGCGGGTGCCGTCCGCAAGATGAAGGATGCCGACGGCCGCTTCATGTGGGGCGACAGCCTGCAGGCCGGGGAACCTGCGCGTCTGATGGGCTATCCGGTGCTGATCTGCGAGGACATGCCGGATGTGGGCGCCAATGCCTATCCGATCGCCTTTGGCGATTTCCGCGCGGGCTATACGATCGCGGAACGCCCCGACCTGCGCATCCTGCGCGACCCGTTCAGCGCCAAGCCGCATGTGCTGTTCTATGCCTCGAAGCGCGTCGGCGGCGATGTCACCGATTTCGCGGCGATCAAGCTGCTGAAGATCGCGGTGTCGTAAGGCATCCGTGATCGCCCGGCCCGATCAGGGCCGGGCGTTGGGCGCGCGCCGCAGATCCGCGCCGTGCAGCAGCTCCCCTCCGTCCGAGCGGCGCGGGGCGCGCGTCCAGGACGGGCCGGGAAAGGACCAGGAAGATGATGCTGACGGAATTGACGACGGTGCCCGTGGCGGCGCTGCCGGTGGCGGCGATGAAGGATCACCTGCGCCTCGGCTCGGGCTTTGCCGATGACGGGCTGCAGGACGGGCTGGTCGAGAGCTATCTGCGCGCCGCGATTGCCGTGATCGAGGGGCGGACGGCCAAAGCGCTTGTTGCACGGTCGTACCGCCTGGAGATCGGTGACTGGCGGCAGGCCGATGAGCAGCCCCTGCCGCTGGCGCCGGTGGCGGCGGTGACCTCGGTCACGCTGGCGGACGGGGCGGGCGGGTCGGAGGTGCTGGCGGCAGACCGCTGGCGGCTGGTGCCGGATGTCGCGCGGCCGCGGCTGGTCTCGGTCGGCTATCTGTTCCCGGCGGTGCCGGAAGACGGCCATGTCGAGATCGAGTTCGAAGCGGGGTTCGGCAGCAGCTGGGCGGCGGTGCCCGCCGATCTGGCGCAGGCAGTGATGCTGCTGGCGGCCGAATTCTACGAAAACCGCCACGAGCCCGCGCGCGAGGCCGGGCTGCCGCACGGCGTTCTGGCGCTGATCGAGCGCTGGCGGACGGTGCGGGTGCTGGGCGGGGGCGTGCGATGAGCGGGCGCAGGCTGAACCGGGCGCTGGTGCTGGAGGCGCCGCAGGAGGTGCCGGACGGCGCGGGCGGCCGCAGCCGGAGCTGGGTGGCGCTGGGGACACTCTGGGCCGAGGTGCTGCCCGGCGCGGGCCGCGAGGCCGCCGGGGAAGAGGTGCTGACGGCGCAGGTGACTTGCCGCGTCGTGGTCCGCGGCGCGCCGGTCGGCTCGCCCCGGCGGCCGGTGGCCGGGCAGCGGTTTCGTGAGGGCGGGCGTCGGTTCGCCATTCTGGCGGTGGCCGAGGCGGACGCCGCTGGCCGCCATCTGACCTGCTTTGCCCGAGAGGAGACGGCGCAATGAGCTATGGCGCAGCGGCCGCCCTGCAGGCGGCAATCTATGTCAGGCTGATCGGCTGGGCCGATCTGGCGGGGATTCCGGTGGTGGATGCGATGCCGGCCGGCAGCGCACCGGAGACCTTCGTGCTGATGGGGCCTGAACTAGTGGCCGACCAGTCGGACAAGACGGGCGGCGGCGCCGAACACCGGCTGGAGATCAGCGTGATCTCGACGGCGACGGGGTTCCTGGCGGCCAAGACTGTGGCGGCGGCGGTTTCGGCGGCGCTGGCGGATGCGCCGCTGGATCTGCTGGCCGAGCGTCTGGTGGGGCTGTCGTTTCAGCGCGCCGTGGCGCGGCGGCTGGATCAGGGAGCGGTCCGGCGGATCGACCTGACCTTCCGGGCGCGGATCGAATTCTGAGGAGTGGAGACGGAAATGGGCGTTCAGAACGGCAAGGATTTGCTGATCAAGGTGGACCTGACCGGCGACGGTCAGTTCGAGACCGTGGCGGGCCTGCGGGCCACGCGGCTTTCGTTCAATGCCGAGACGGTGGATGTGACGAGCCTTGAAAGCACCGGCGGCTGGCGCGAGCTGCTGGCGGGTGCGGGGGTGAAGTCGGCTTCGATCTCGGGCGCGGGGGTGTTCCGCGATGCCAACACCGATGCGCGGGCACGGCAGATCTTCTTCGATGCCGAGATGCCCGACTTTCAGGTGGTGGTGCCGGATTTCGGCGTGGTCGAGGGGCCGTTCCAGATCACCTCGATCGAATATGCGGGCAGCCACAACGGCGAGGCGACCTATGAGATGACGCTGGCCTCGGCCGGGGCGCTCAGCTTCGTGGCGCTGTGATGGCGAACCCCTGGGCGGGAGAGGTCGAGCTTTGGCTGGACGGGCAGCGCCATGTGGCACGGCTGACGCTGGGGGCGCTGGCCGAACTGGAGACGGCGGTCGAGGCGGGCTCGCTGATCGCGCTGGCGGAACGGTTCGAGGGGCGGCGCTTTACCACCCGCGACGTGCTGGCGGTTCTGCTGGCGGGGTTGCGGGGCGGTGGCTGGCGCGGCGAGGCCGAAGAGCTGCGCCGGGCCGATATCCGCGGCGGGGTTGCCGAGGCGGCCCGGGTGGCTGCGGAACTGCTGGCGCGGGCCTTTGCTCTGCCGGGTGAAGGATGACCGGCATCGACTGGCCGGGGCTGATGCGGGCGGGGATCGGGCGGCTGGGCCTGACCCCCGAGGTCTTCTGGCGGCTGAGTCCTGCGGAACTGCGGCTGATGCTGGGCGACGAGGCGGCGGTGCCGCCGCTGACCCGGGCGCGGCTGGATGAACTGGCGGCAGCCTTCCCCGATGCGGGAAGCGGCGCGGGCAAGGAGTGGACGGATGGCGGATATCGGGGAACTTCAGGACCAGATTGCGGCGCTTGAAGCCTCGCTGGGCGGCGCGGCGCAGGTGACCGGGGCCTTCGAGGGCGAACTGGCGCGGATGCGTGAGAGCCTGGTTTTCACCGGGCGCGAGGTGAACACGCTTTCGGCGGGGATCGGGCGCGGCCTGCGCTCGGCCTTCGACGGGCTGGTGTTCGACGGGATGAGGCTGTCGGATGCGCTGAAGACGCTGGCGCAGACGATGATCGATACGGTTTACGGCATTGCGATGCGCCCGGTGCAGAATGCGCTTGGCGGAGCGGTGGCGCAGGGCATGGCGGCGATGCTGTCGGGGATGATGCCCTTCGAGAAGGGCGGCGCCTTCGCGCAGGGCCGCGTCATGGCCTTTGCCAAGGGCGGCGTGGTGAGCCGCCCGACGGCCTTTCCGATGCGCGGGGCGACCGGGCTGATGGGCGAGGCGGGGCCGGAGGCGATCCTGCCGCTGGCGCGCGGGGCCGACGGGCGCCTTGGTGTGCAGGCCGGTGGCGCTGCGCGGCCGGTGACGGTGGTGATGAACATTCAGACGCCCGACGTGCCGGGCTTCCAGCGCAGCCAGAGCCAGCTTGCGGCGCAGGCCCAGCGGATGCTGGCGCGCGGACAGAGGAACAGGTGAGATGGGCTTTCATGAAATCCGGTTTCCGGCCGGTCTGAGCTTTGGCGCGGCCGGCGGGCCCGAGCGGCGCACCGAGATCGTGACGCTGGCCAGCGGCTATGAAGAGCGCAACACACCCTGGGAACACAGCCTGCGCCGCTATGATGCCGGGCTGGGACTGCGGTCTCCGGACGATCTGGAGCAGGTGCTGGCCTTCTTTGAGGCCCGCCGCGGCCAGCTGCACGGATTCCGCTGGAAGGACTGGGCCGACTGGCGTTCGGCGGTGCCGTCGCAGGGGCTGACGCCCTACGATCAGCGCCTGGGGACGGGGGATGGCGTGACGCGGGTCTTTCCGCTGGTGAAGGCCTATCGCTCGGGCGAGGCCACCTATCTGCGCCCGATCGCCAAGCCGGTGGCGGGCACCGTGCTGGTGGCGCTTGGCGGCGATCCGGTGGCGGTGGGCGGCGGGGTCGAGGTGGCGGCGGCGACGGGGGAGGTCACCTTTGCCACGGCGCCCGATATCGGCGCCGAGATCACGGCGGGGTTCGAGTTCGACGTGCCGGTGCGGTTCGATACCGACCGCATCCATATTTCGATGGCCTCGTTCCGGGCCGGGGAGATTCCCGCGATTCCGGTGGTGGAGGTGCGGCTGTGACGGCGGATCGGGCAGGATTTCTGCAGCATCTGCGCGACGGGGTGACGACGGTCTGTCGCTGCTGGGCGGTCGTGCGGAAAGACGGCATGCGCCATGGCTTCACCGATCATGACCGCGACCTGAGCTTCGAGGGGACGGAGTTCCGCGCCAGTTCGGGCATGACCGCGCGGGCTCTGCAGCAGGCGACCGGGCTTTCGGTCGATAACAGCGAGGCGGTCGGCGCGCTGTCCTCGGCGGCGCTGAGCGAAGGCGAGATCGCCTCGGGCCGGTTCGACGGAGCCGAGGTGCGGTGCTGGCAGGTCAACTGGGCAATGCCGGAGCAGCGGCAGCTGGTGTTCCGCGGGCATTTCGGCGACGTGACGCGGATTGACGGTCAGTTCCGGGTTGAGTTGCGCGGACTGGCCGAGGCGCTGAACCAGCCGGTCGGCCGGGTATATCACTCGGAATGTTCGGCGGTTCTGGGCGATGCGCGCTGCGGGGCCGATCTGGGCCTGCCGGGCCGCCGTGTCGAGGTGACGCTGGAGGGCCGGGACGGGCCGGGCGGGCTGCTGGTGGCCGGGGCCGCAGAGCTGCCCGAGGGTTGGTTCGCGCGCGGCACGCTGGTTCCGCTGGGCGGTCCGGGGGCAGGCCTGGCGGCGATGATCCGCGACGACCGCCTGAAGGGCGCGCTGCGGCGGCTGGAGCTTTGGGCCGAGCCGGTCGATCCGCTGCTGCCGGGCATGGCCCTGCAGCTGACGGCGGGTTGCGACCGGACGGCGGCGATGTGCCGGGGGCGGTTCCAGAACTTCGTCAATTTCCGGGGCTTTCCGCATATTCCGGGCGAGGACTGGCTGTCGTCCTATCCGGTGCCCGGCAGGCCCGACAACGGCGCGAGCCTGTTCGGATGACGGGGGGCGAAAGGGTTGCGGCGGCGGCGCGGCTGTGGCTGGGCACGCCCTATCGCCATCAGGCCGCCTGCCGCGGGGCCGGGGCCGACTGCCTTGGTCTGGTGCTTGGGGTCTGGCGCGAGCTGCAGGGCGATCTGCCCGAGCCGGTGCCCGCCTATACCGCGGACTGGTCCGAGGCGGGCTGCCGCGAAGACCTGCTGGCGGCAGCGGCGCGCTGGATGCTTCCGGTGCAGGACGGGGCGGAAAGCCCCGGCGACGTGCTGGTGTTCCGGATGCGGGCCGGGGCGGTGGCCAAGCATCTGGGCATCGTCTCGGCGGCGGGGCCTGCCCCCCGTTTCATCCATGCCTATTCGGGTCATGCTGTGGTGGAAACCGCGCTGTCCGAACCCTGGGCGCGGCGCCTGGCCGCGCGGTTTCGTTTTCCTGAAGGAGCCTGAGCGATGGCGACCATCCTTTTGTCGGCGGCGGGCGCGGCGCTGGGCGCCGGGTTCGGCGGCACAGTTCTGGGGCTGTCGGGTGCGGTGATCGGGCGGGCAATCGGCGCGACGCTGGGCCGCGTGATCGACCAGCGGCTGATTGCGGGCGGTGCCGATCCGGTCGAGACCGGGCGGGTGGACCGCTTCCGCCTGATGGGGGCCTCGGAAGGGGCGGCGGTTCCGCGGCTCTGGGGGCGCGTCCGGGTCGGCGGGCAGGTCATCTGGGCCTCGCGCTTTCAGGAGAGTGTCACGCGGTCGGGCGGCGGCAAGGGGATGCCCCGGCCGAAGACCGAGGCCTACAGCTACAGCATCAGCCTGGCGATCGCGCTGTGCGAGGGCGAGATTCTGCGCGTCGGGCGCATCTGGGCCGATGGCAACGAAATCGCGCCGCAGGGGCTGACGATGCGGCTGTATCGCGGAACCGAAGACCAGATGCCCGACGCCCGGATCGAGGCGGTGGAGGGGGCGGATGCCGCCCCGGCCTATCGCGGCATCGCCTATGTGGTGATCGAAGACCTCGATCTGACGCCTTTCGGCAACCGCGTGCCCCAGTTCTCGTTCGAAGTCGTCCGGGCGGCCCAGGCGGCGGCGGCCGCCGAACATCCCGGCATGGCCGGTCTGGTGCCGGGGGTATGTCTCATCCCCGGCACCGGGGAATATTCGCTGGCGACAACGCCGGTTCATTATGAACTGGCGCCGGGTGTCACGCGGATGGCCAATATGCATGTGGCGGGCGAAGAGACCGATCTGTCGGCCTCGCTGCGGGCGCTGGAGGAGGAACTGCCGGGCTGCGGGGCGGTGGCGCTGGTCGCAGGCTGGTTCGCGGACGATCTGCGCTGCGGCACCTGCCAGATCCGCCCGATGGTCGAGCAGCAGGCCAATGAGGGCGTCGGCATGCCCTGGCGCGCGGGCGGGCTGAGCCGCGCGCAGGCAGCGGTGATGCCGCAGCTGGACGGCGACCCGGTCTATGGCGGCACGCCGGCGGATGCGGCGGTGGTCGAGGCGATTGCGGCGCTGCGGGCGCAGGGCAAGGCGGTGACCTTCTACCCGTTCCTGCTGATGACCCAGCTTGCCGGGAACGGGCGGCCCGACCCCTGGTCCGCGGCGGCCGATCAGCCGGTTCTGCCCTGGCGCGGGCGGATCACGACGTCAAAGGCGGCCGGCCAGCCCGGCAGCCCGGACGGCACGGCGGCGGCAGAGGCGGAGGTGGCCGCCTTTTTCGGGCAGGCAGAGGCGGCGCATTTCACGGTCTCGGGCGAGGCGGTCAGCTATTCCGGCCCGGCGGAATGGAGCTATCGCCGCTTCATCCTGCATTATGCCCGGCTTTGCGCACTGGCGGGCGGCGTGGAGTCCTTCTGCATCGGCTCGGAGATGCGCGGGCTGACGCAGGTGCGGGGGGCGGGCGGCAGTTATCCGGCAGTTACGGCGCTGCGGGCGCTGGCGGCTGAGGTCCGCGCGATCCTCGGGCCGGGAGTCTCACTGGGCTACGCCGCGGACTGGAGCGAATATTTCGGCCATCACAGCGGCGGAGACCTGCGCTTTCATCTCGATCCGCTGTGGTCGGATGCCAATATCGACTTTGTCGGCATCGACAATTACATGCCGCTGGCCGACTGGCGCGACGGGCCGGAACATGCGGACGCGGGCTGGGGCAGCATCTGCAATCCGGATTATCTGGCGGCGAATATTGCGGGCGGTGAGGGGTTCGACTGGTATTACGACGACCCGAACGGCCTAGCGGCGCAACGCCGCCTGCCCATCGAGGATGGTGCCGGGGGTGAGCCCTGGGTGTTCCGCTACAAGGACCTGACCGGCTGGTGGTGCAATCCGCATCATGACCGGATCGGCGGGGTGCGGCAGGCGGTGGCGACCGGCTGGCAACCCTGCGGCAAGCCGATCCGCTTTGTCGAATACGGCTGCGCGGCGGTGGACAAGGGGGCGAACCAGCCCAACCGCTTTCCCGATCCGAAGTCATCGGAATCCGGACTGCCCAGATTCTCGGACGGGCGCCGCGATGATCTGATGCAGCTGGCCTATCTGCAGGCGATGCACCGCCACTGGACCGATCCGGCGCGCAACCCTGCCTCGCCGGTCTATGGCGGGCCGATGGTGGATTTCGCGCGCTCGCATGTCTGGGCCTGGGATGCGCGGCCCTTTCCGGCCTTCCCCTCGGCGCGCGGGCTGTGGAGCGATGCGGCCAATTATCAGGCGGGGCACTGGCTGAACGGGCGGGCATCCGGGCAGCCGCTGGCTGCGGTGATCGGCGAGATCTGTGCGGCCTCGGGGCTGGGCGATGTCGAGGCGGGTGCCGCCGACGGCATGGTGCGCGGCTATGCGCTGGGAGATATCGGGACGGCGCGCTCTGCCCTGCAGCCGCTGCTGGTCGCGCATGGGATCGAGGCGGTCGAACGCGAGGGCAGCCTGCAGTTTTTCCGCCGCGATGGCTGGCCTGCCGCGACGATCGACGCGGCAGCGCTGGCGCTGTCGCCGGATCTTGAGGGCGCGCTTGAACGGGCGCGGGCGGCCCAGGGGGAGGCGGTTGACCGGGTGCGGGTCTCGTTCCTTGAGGCCGAAGGCGATTTTGCCGCGCGCGTCGCCGAGGCGGCCTTTCCGGCCGAGGGTCCGGCCGAGCGTGGCAGCGATGCCGAGATTCCGGCGGTGCTGACGGCGGATGAGGGGCGGGCGCTGGCGGAGCGTCTGCTGATCGAGGCGCGGCTGGCACAGGACACGGCCCGGTTCGCGCTGCCGCCATCGCGCGCCGATCTGGGGGCGGGCGATGTGGTGCGGCTGGAGGGTCTGACCTACAGGATCGACCGGCTGGAGCAGGGCGGCCTGCGTCTGGCCGAGGCGGTGCGGGTGGATGCTGCGGCGCTGCGGCCTCCGGCGGTTCTGTCGGAGGCCGGGCGGAAATGGACGCCCTATGTCGCGCCCGGCCCGGTCTTTCCGCTGTTCCTCGACCTGCCGCTTCTGTCGGGCGATGAGGTGGCGCATGCCCCGCATCTGGGCGTTGCCGCCGATCCCTGGCCCGGCGCTGTGGCGCTGTGGGCCTCGCCTTCGGAGGATGGCTTCGCTTTGGGCGGCGGGGTCGAGGCGCCCATGGTGCTGGGCGTCACGGAAAACGTCCTGACCGCCGCCGGGGCAGGGCGCTGGGACCGGGGGCCTGCGCTGCGGGTGCGGTTTGAGGCCGGGGCGCTTTCGTCGGTCAGCCTTTCCGCCGTGCTGGCCGGAGCCAATCTTGCCGCGATCGGCAATGGCAGTGCTGCGGGCTGGGAGGTGTTCCAGTTCGCCGAGGCGCTGATGGTCGGGCCGAAGACCTGGGAGCTGTCGCTGCGGCTGCGCGGGCAGGCCGGATCGGATGGCACCATGCCTGCGCAATGGCCCGCAGGCAGCCTTGTGGTGATGATCGACCGGGCGCTGCGCCAGATCGACCTGCCGCTGGCCGCGCGTGGCCTTTTGCGCAACTACCGGATCGGCCCGGCCTCGGCAGGCTACAATGCGGCGGGCACGGTGGCGCGGGCCGAGGCCTTTGACGGCATCGGGCTGCGGCCCTATGCGCCCGTGCATCTGCGGGCCGCGGTCGTCGCCGGTGATCTGGCCGTGGGCTGGGTTCGCCGCAGCCGGATCGACGGCGACAGCTGGCAATCGGTCGAGGTGCCGCTGGGCGAGGAGAGCGAAAGCTATCTTATCCGGCTTCGGCAGGGGCCGACGCTGCTGCGCGAGGCGGTCAGCGCCTCGGCCTCTTGGGTCTGGACGGCGGCGATGCAGGCGGCGGATGGCGCGGCGCCGGGGCCGGTCCGGCTAGAGGTGGCGCAGATCTCCCAGGCATTCGGGCCGGGGCCTGCTGCGGTGCTGGATCTGGTGCTGTGA